GCTCAACTAATTAAAGAAAAACGCAGTGGAGGTTTATTAGCAAGATAATGGCAACCTTTCCAAACTTTACACCGATCTACGGATCTACAAAAACAATCAATACAAAAGCTGTAGTTGTGAATTTGGGTGATGGCTACCAGCACCGCACTCTTTTTGGCTTGCCGCAAAACCAAAGTCCAATGACTTTAGATCTAACATTCAGCGTAAGTGAAAGTGAATCAGATCAGATATTCTCGTTTTTAACTGATAGAGACTTAGATCAAGCAGCCTTTGACTATACTCCAACAGACGAAGCAAGTGCTTTAAAATTTATTTGCACGAAAAAAACAAAATCAATTCCATATAACAATAGAGCTATAGTTAATTTAACCTTTGTACAAGTTTTTGAACCATAATGGCTATACCAACATCTGAACTACAAAGTATAAATCCAAGTGCAATACTTGATTTGTTTATCATTGAATTAAATGTGTTGTTACATGGTAAGAATGAAACTTTTAGATTTCACGCTGGAACTAATCAGTTAAATACAAGTATTGTTTGGCAAGGAGATCAATATGACAAATTTCCTATACAAGCTGAAGGTTTTGAGTATTCTGGCACTGGATCGCTGCCAAGACCTACTCTAACTGTTTCAAATGTTTTTGGTTTTGTTTCTGCTTTGATTATTGATACAAACAATGTAACTGCAAAAAATGATTTACAAGGTGCAAAATTTACAAGACGAAGAGTTCTTGCAAGTAGTTTAGATGATGTTAACTTTCTCTCTGGTTCAAATCCCTTTGGCACTCCAAATGCAAATGAGCTACCTCAAGAAATATATTTTATTGATAAAAAAACAGTAGAGAACAGAGAGTTTGTGCAGTTTGAATGTGTATCAGTTCTTGATTTGCAAGGCATAAGAGTTCCAAAAAGACAGATTACACGAAAAGATTTTGACGGTGTTGGTACTTTTATTAATTCATGACTTGGAAAACTGAAGCTGAACAACACGCTTTTGATTCTTTACCAAATGAGTCTTGTGGATTATTGGCGATTATTAAAGGTGAAAAAAAATACTGGCCTTGTAAAAACATTGCAGAAACTTTAAACGAATATTTTATTATTGACCCTGATGACTGGGCAGAATGTGAGGACAATGGAGAAATAATTGGAATTGTACATTCACACCCTGTAGGTTCTATTTTCCCATCAGATAATGACAAAGCTAGTTGTGAATTTTTAGACCTTGAATGGTTTATTTTTAGTCCTGTTATGAAAGATTGGTATTCATTTAAACCGTCTGGCTGGAAACCACCATCATTAATTGGACGAAGCTTTGTATGGTCTGTTCATGATTGCTGGTCTATTGTGACAGATTATTTTAAAGAAAATAAAAATATCGAAATACCTTATTGGGAAAGACCAAAAAAAATAAAAGAATTTATAGAAAATCCGCAGTTTGAATATGCTTTACCAAAATTAAATTTCAAAAAACAAGAAAATTTAGATGATATACAAAAAGATGATGTTTTACTTTTTCAATCGGTGACAGGTAATTTAGATCATGTTGCTCTTTATGTTGGTGATAATATGATATTGAATCACAACATACATAAATTGTCTTGCAAGGAGCCTTTAGATATGGCTTATCTACAAAACCTTAGAGGAGTTTATAGGTATGAGCCTTAAAAAAATAAAAGTTTATGGAAAGCTTAGAAAGTTTTTAGGTGAGTCATCTTTTGAAGCTGATGTAGATACACCATCTCAAGCAATAAAATTTTTGCTTTGTAATTTTCCAGAAGTAGAGAGTCACATGGCAAATCAGTTTTACAAAATTAAAATGGGCAAGCAAGATATTCCACTTGATCTAATGCATTTAAGAGGAGAAGAAGATATAAAAATTATTCCTGTAGCATCTGGTTCAATTCCAGCAGTTGCAGCCGTTTTTGGTGGTATTTCGGCTGGTGCTGCGGCTGTAGCCACTGCCGCTTCAGCTATTCCAGTTGTTGGTGGAATTGCATCTGCCGCCATTGGTACGGTGGGTACTGTGGTTGGTGCTGTAGGTACTGCCGCTACTGCTATATCTGCTTTGCCTGTAGTTGGGGGCATTGCAAGTTCAATTGTTACAAGTGTTGCAATAGAAGGTGTAACTTCTTTATTAACACCAACACCATCAGTTCCAACAAGTTCTGCGTCTGATGCTTTCTCACAAAATGATCCACAAATGCAAGCAAGTAACTTTGCATTTAGTGGCATTGCAAATGTTAGCAGAAGTGGTGTTGCGGTTCCGATAATATACGGAGAAAGATTTGTTGGAAGTGTAATTGTGTCAAATGGTGTTGACACTGTTCAAGTAGATGGTACAGCCTAATGCCTATTCCAAGTTTTAATGAAAATCAAAGAATAACTGATCCAAAACTACCAAAGGATCAATTAGGCAGTATCCAACGGCAAACAGTTGTTCATGTGTTGGGGGAAGGTCAGATCGAGGGTTTTCCCTCAGCTACAGGTAGTCATGGTTCAACAGAATATACAAATGGCAGCCTAAAAGACGTATTTCTGAATGGAACACAGGTTTTACAGCAATCGGCAAGTAATACAAATCCAGCTTCAAGTGATTTTAATTTCTCTGATGTTCACTTTGAATCAAGGTTGGGAACAGCAAACCAAACACATATTGCTGGTATTTCGGATATTGAAACAGAAACAACAGTAGGAGTAGCTGTAACTAATGGATCACCAGTTTCAAGATCAATAACTAATTCCAATATCAACGCTGTTAGGGTAACTGTTGGTTTTAACGCTTTACAAAAATTTGAAGATAATGGAGATATTTCTGGAACTTCAGTCGACATAAGAATACAGATTATTCAAAATAATGGAACCACTACAACACCGATTGACGATACTATCACAGGAAAGTCAGCTAGTGCGTACTTTAGAGATTACAAAATAAATATTCCCTCTGGTTTTTCTTTCCCCATAACAGTAAGAGTTATCAGGGACACAGCCGATAGTAGTGTCACCACGTTACAGAATGGCACAGTATTTTCTTCATTTACAGAAATCATAGACAAGAAAAATGCATATCCAAACACTGCTCATGTTGCTTTGAGAGTTGACGCTGAACAATTTCCACAGATGCCTAGAGCCATGTTTAGGGTTCGTGGTGTAAAGATAAAAATACCTCACAATGCAACTGTAAGAAGTGATGGAAGTTTGTCTTTTAGCGGAGTATTTAATGGCACTTTAAAAGCACAAGGTGAATATTGTAATTGTCCAGCTTGGGTGCTTTATGATCTTTTGACTAATGAAAGATATGGATTTGGCGATCATATATCAGAAAGTCAGCTTGATAAATTTGCTTTTTATTCTCAATCTGTTTATAACAATGAATTGATTTCAGATAATGAAGGAGGCACACAGCCACGTTTTAGCTGTAATGCGGTAATCCAAAATCAACAGGACGCTTATAAGCTCGTAGGAGAGCTTTGTAGTGTGATGAGGGTTCAAGCATACTATCAAGCGGGAAGTATAACCATAACTGGTGACAGGCCCACTGACCCATCATATTTGTTTAATTTGTCAAACGTATTGCCTGATGGTTTTAGCTACACAAACACATCTAAACGAATTAAATACACAGTTATAAATGTTCAGTTTTTTGATATGGAGACCCAAGAGTTTGATTATGAAACTGTAGAGGATACGGCATTACAGGCCAAGTTTGGTGTTGTTGTTAAAAATATAAGAGCATTTGCTACAACTTCAAGAGGTATGGCCCACAGACTCGGCAAGTGGTTTTTGTACACACAGGCAAATGAAGGTGAGGTTGTTTCTTTTACTACAACTCTTGAGGCTGGTACTTTAGTAAGAGTCGGTGCTGTGATAAAAGTTTCAGACCCTGTAAGGGCTGGAGTTAGAAGAGGTGGTCGGATAAGTAGTGCGACAACAACACAAATAACTGTTGATGATGCAAGTTCAGCAACAAATTTAGACGGTACTAACAATCCAGTATTAACAGTAGTTTTACCAGACGGCACGATTGAAAGTAAAACTGTTTCTAGTATCACAGGAGCAACCATAACTGTTTCAAGTGCTTTTAGTGCCGCACCTAATTCAAATTCTGTATGGGTCTTGGAAAATGATACCGTTGAGACTCAGTTATTTAAAGTTGTTGGTGTTACAGAAGTGAGTGCTTTAACATATCAGATTACTGCTGTATTTCATAACACTGGTAAATATGCTTTTGTTGAAGATGGCACAACTTTGCCGAGTCGAACTATTACAACACTTACCGATAAAAAACCAGCACCATCAAACCTATCAGCAAGTGAAAAGATTGTTGTTGTAAATAACAGAGCTATTAGTAAAGTATTTGTCAACTGGCAAGCAGTCGCTGGAGTGCAAGAATATCGTGTTCAGTACAGGTTTAATAATGGAAACTTTACAACTGTGACTGTGAGCAAAACCGATTTTGAAATTTTTAACAGTGAGAAAGGAACTTATGAAATAAGAGTATTTAGTTATAACGCATTAAGACAACCATCAGCTAATCCAAATACAACTGTAATTAATACTGTTGGAAAAACTGCCCCGCCAGCAAACGTACAAAATTTAAGAATAGAACCAATTAGTCCAAAACTTATCCGTCTTAGATGGGACGCATCAGTGGATACAGATGTTATACATGGAGGATTTTGTCGCATACGGCATAGTCCTAAAACAGACGGGTCTGGTACTTTTCAAAACGCTACTGATATTGATAAATTGGCTGGAAATAGCACACAAATTACTGTGCCATATATTGAGGGGGAATATTTGGTTCGCTTTGAGGACGACACAGGAAATCTCAGCACAAGTTCAGCTTCGATCATTATTGATCTACCAGATGCTTTGGGTGCTTTGACGGTACAAACTAGAAGAGAAGATAATGACTCACCTAAATTTCAAGGTAACAAAACCAACCTTACATTTGATTCATCTACAAACTCTATAAAGCTTACAAATCCAGCTACAAATGCAACAGGTGAATATGAATTTAATGAGGTTTTGGATTTAGGGGCTGTATTTAGTCTTGATCTTAAACGTCATGTATTGTCAGAGGGTTTTTATTCTGGTTCTTTGTTTGATTCAAGAACAGCTTTGATAGATACATGGACTGATTTTGATGGTGCAACTGCAACCTCTGTTAATTGTGAGGTTTTAGTGGCAGTCACACAAGACAACCCCTCATCTGGATCACCCACATTTACGGCTTTTCAAACATTTGTGAATGGTACATATAAAGGTAGAGGTTTTAAATTTAAAGCAGTATTAACATCAACTGACCCAGCCCAAAATATTCATATAAGTGAATTAGGTTATACTGCAACATTCCAAAGAAGAACGGAACAAAGTGCAACAGCGATTGCATCAGGTAGTGGTGTTAAGAATATTACGTTTTCAAACCCATTTTTTGTGGGAACTTCCGCTTTGCTAGGAGCAAACAGCAACTTGCCATCAATAGGAATTACAGCGACTGATAATATTACTAGCGGTGACTATTTTCAAGTTACAAATATCTCATCAACTGGTTTTTCAGTCCATTTCAAAGACTCATCAAATGCAAGTATAAATAGAAATTTTAACTTTTCTGCGGTAGGATTTGGAAAAGGTGTTTAATTAATGACAAGACCAAATAGCACTAATAAAGAAACCAATAATAATTATGAGCCAGCTAATGCCACAGGTGCGGCAGTCAGAGCAGCAATTAAAGATGTTTTTGGTGCTTTAAGAACATTAAATGCGGCTAGTGGAGATCCAAGCGGTACAGCTAATTTGGCAGCTTATCAACCTCATATTGATTCTGATACAAATTTACTGAAAATAAGAAACGGAGCAAACAACGCTTTTGTAACATTAGGAAATGTTAGTCAGACAAATTTTGGTCATGCTGATTTATCTGGTGCAACATTTACAGGAACTGTTATACATAATTACACTGGAGCTTTGAGGCTGCCATCAGGAACAACGGCTCAGAGGCCATCAAGTCCTACTGCTGGAGATATTAGATTTAACTCAACAACGACTGAAGCTGAGATATTTAATGGTAGTATTTTCACAGCAGTTGCTGGCGGGGCGGGGGCAACTGGTGGTGGTAACGATCAATGGGTATTTGAGAACGATCAAACAGTGACTACAAATTACGAAATCACTGCGAACAAAAATGCTCATTCAGTTTCACCCACAATTAATTCTGGTGTAACTATTACAGTGCCATCAGGCGCAATCCTTGTTATTCTTTAATTATGGCTTTAACATTAAACGGTTCTACAGGTATTACAGTAGTTGATGGTTCATCTTCCGCACCATCAGTTGTCGGTTCTGACTCTAATACTGGTTTATCATTTGCGGCAGATACCGTAAATATTAATACAGGCGGTACAACTAGAGCAAAGATAGACAGTAATGGGAGAATGTCTATTGGTGGATCAACTGACGTAAATCAACTTTTACACGTAGAAAACGCAAGTGGCGATGCTTTTATAAGAATAAGAGGTAGTGTAAATAAAGGAGTAGCTCTAAATAATTCTAGTGGGGATTTGATGGGCATTTTTTGTAGTGGTGGAGCTGTTAATTTACAAAGTAATGATGTAGTTATAGGAAGTTATATATCAGGAGCAAAAATTTCTTTTCAAACAGGAACAGCTAACGCTGCTGGTGAAGTTGTACATATAAATTCTGCTGGTATGATGGCTTTTGACGGTAAAAGTGGAAATCCTTGGGGTGCTACTTTTAGAAGTGACACTGATGATGCCAATAACTCTGTAAGATTATTTTTTGAAGGAACTAATGGAACTGCAAATAGAACTTTCTCAGTAATGAGTGAAAATGGTAAATTTAGAATTTCTGGTGGTGGTGTTGCTGGTTCTTCAACTGGTAGTCAATTAATTTATTTAGCTAGCACAACAGCCACAAGCTGGACAGGTGGTTCAGATGAAAGATTGAAGGAAAATATAACTGAAATTCCAAGTGTTTTAAATAAAATTAAAAATTATAGATGTGCAAGATTTAATTTTAAAGGGGATGACGCATCTGACATTCAAAATATAAAATTTGGATTTATTGCACAAGATTGGGTTTCAGATTTTCCAGAGGTTATATCATCATCAACACAAAATGCTGATGACCCAACCGATACTACTGAATATTATGGTATGCAATATACAGAAACAATACCAATTTTATTGAAAGCAATTCAAGAACTAACTGCTAAAGTAGAAGCATTGGAGGCTGCATAAATGGCAAAAATACAACTAAACGCCGCATCAGGAGGAGGGTCAGTAAGTTTACAAGCACCGTCGTCATCTAGTAATGACAGAGTTTATACTCTGCCTGATTCAGCAGATATTACAACTTTAGCTGGAATATTAGAATTTGATTCTTGGTATCATACTGTAAATTATACAGGTGGAACAGGTGTATTAAGTACTAATTTGGCAAGAAATAATTTTGCTGCCGCTGCAAGTCAAATCGGCACTGGTATGACGGAATCAAGTGGTGTTTTTACATTTCCTAGAACTGGTAAATATTTAGTTATTTTTAATGGACAATTTGCACTTAATGGTTCAACTAATATTGTTGTATTAACTCAAGTGACCACAAATAATGGTGCATCATTCCAAAATCATGCAAGGGCATTAGATGGTAATAATGGTTCTGGTGAACGATCTGGTTCGGGTGCTTCTTTTGCATTTATAGATGTTACAGATACAAGTCAAGTAAAAGTAAGATTTAATATACAGGTTATAGGTACTAACGATCAAATAAGTGGTAGTACAAGCTTTCAGACAACCACATTTACTTTTATTCGTGTAGGAGATACCTAACTATGTCAACTATAAAAGTCAATACAATTCAAAACACCTCTGCGGCTCATAGCTCAACACCAGAACAAATTGCACAAGGAAGGGCAAAATCTTGGGCTAGTATGAATGGCCAAGGCACAGTAAGTTTAAATGATAGCTTTAATTGTTCATCTATATCTGATAACGGTGACGGAGACTACACTTATAATTTTACAACAGCAATGGCTAATGATAATTATTGTATTGTCGGTATGTCTCAAAACTGGGAGACAACTAATACTGATTCATATACTGCTATAAGTGAAATGAATGCAGATAGATCAACTACAGCTTTTCGTTTTAGATGTATAAGATTAAGATTTGATAGCCAACCACCACAGTTCAAAGATTCAGCACACATGGGAATTGCAGTTTTTGGTGACGTTTAATTTTTAAGATATAATAAAAACAAAAAACAATGGCAAAGAAATCAGACACAAGATTTATTTACGAAAATGATGATGGTTCTATAAGTATTGTTTGTCCAGCAGATAATTGTGATTTAACTCTTGAACAAATAAAATCTAAAGATTGCCCAAGTGGTAAGACAGTTTATACTGTAGATAAATCTGAAATTCCTACAGATAGAACTTTCAGAAATGCTTGGACTTACACACCTTAGTTATTATGGGATTTGGTATAGATATGGCGAAAGCCAGAGAAATACATAAAACAAATATTAGAATTGCAAGAACTCCAAAACTTGCAGAACTAGATGTTGAGTTTCAAAAAGCACTTGAGACAGGTGCTTCAACTACAGATATTGTTGCTAAAAAACAAGCATTAAGAGATGCACCAGCAGACTCAGAAATTGCATCAGCTTCAGACGCAGCGGCTCTAAAAGCTCAGTGGAAAACTGATATACTAGGCACATCACCCTATAGTTAGATGGCTATTGTCGCTGGTACTTATGATTTCACAGTTCAGAGAAGGTCAGATCATGCTGAACCTTTTAGAATTACTGATTCCAATGATAGTGCTGTAAATTTAACTGGTTTTACAATAGCGGCTCAAGTTTGGGATAAAGAAAGGACAGGCAAATATGCAGATTTTACAGTGGCTTATACAAATAGAACTAATGGTGAATTTGAAATCAGTTTGACTCATGTGCAAACTTTGCAATTTACACCCAACGAATTGTCCTATGACGTTTTGCTTTTAAATCCCAGCGGCAAGCGTGAATACTATATAGAAGGTACTATATTTGTAAGTGAGGGCTATACCACAATATGAGCAACATCAATGTCACCCAAAACAAAAACACTGTTACTGTAAACGGTGAGACAAGAGTTGTAACTGTGAAAGTAGCAGGGCCTCAAGGCCCCGCCTTTGCAGCAACTGGAACTTCACTTGATGACTCAAATAAAGTCAATGGATCAGTGGTGTTTTTCGATTCATCTAGTGGTACATTTAAAGCAGACAGCACAACTACAAAACTCACACTTGTTAATGGAGGTAATTTTTAGGTCATGTCAAATACTATAAGAATAAAAAAAAGAGCAGCCTCTGGAAGTGCGGGTGCGCCAAGTAGTTTATCTCCATCAGAATTAGCATTTAATGAAGCGGATTTAAAATTATATTATGGTTTTGGTGACAATGGATCTACCCCACCATCTGCAAGCTCAATCATCACTGTTGGCGGTGCTGGCGCATTTTTCAATAAGACAGATACAAGAACAGCAAAAACTGTATTAGCTGGCCCTACAAGTGGATCTGCGGCTGCTCCTACGTTTAGAGCTTTAGTTGCTGGAGATTTATTAAAGCTCAATGAGTTTACTGCTCCTGATGGATCTGTAAGTCTAAACAGTCAAAAAATTACAAACTTAGCTACACCAACTGCTGATGGTGATGCGGCAAGTAAGTCGTATGTTGACGGTGTTTCTCAAGGTTTAGATATTAAGGAGGCTGTAAAAGTAGCTACAACAGCAAATATAACTTTATCTGGAACACAAACTATTGATGGTGTTGCGGTTTCTGCTGATGAAAGAGTATTGGTCAAAGACCAAAGTACAGCAAGTCAAAATGGTTTATATCTTTGCAAGTCTGGCTCATGGGCAAGGACTGATGATTTAGCAGCGGGTTCAGATGCGTCATCTGTATTTGTATTTGTAGATCAAGGAACTGTCAATTCTGAAAATGGGTTTGTTTGTACGACTTCAAAGGGATCAGCGGTGGTCGGGACTAATAACCTTGCTTTCACTCAATTCTCTGGGGCGGGTCAAATTACAGCGAGTGATGGTCTTTCAAAAAGTGGTAACACTTTATCCGTTGATCTCAAATCGAATGGTGGTTTGGTCATTGAGTCAACTGAAATTGCTGTTGATCTTTCAGCAAGTTCGATTACTGGAACACTAGCAGTTTCTGATGGGGGTACAGGAAGCACAAGTGCGTCCGCTGCGAGGACTGCATTGGGTCTAGCCATAGGTTCAAATGTGCAAGCCCATGACGCTGATTTAGATACTTTGTCTGGCTGTCAATCTGGGGCAGCTTCAGCTTTGGCCTCTTTGACTTCAACTGAAGTGGCAATCTTAGATGGTGCAACTGTAACGACTGCTGAGTTGAATATCTTAGATGGAAATACATCTGCCACATCAACAACACTTGCAACAGCGGATCGCATGGTTATTAACGATAATGGCTCTCTTGTCCAAGTGGCTCTCTCAGACCTAGTAACCTTTTTGGAAGATGGAGCTACTTCTGGTTTTGATATTAATGGAGGAACTTATTAAAATTAATTTTTAAGGAGGTGACTCAATGGCTAATACAATCAAACTTAAGCAAGGTTCTGGAAGTGACCCAAGTGCAAGTGATTTAGTTTTAGGCGAACCCGCCATAAGAACAGATACAGGTGAGATATTTTTAAAAAAAGATGATGGTTCTATAGCCAAAGTTGCTGGTGGTATAGATGACGGAGACAAAGGAGATATAACTGTCAGCAATGATGGTGCAACCTTTACTATTGATAATGACGCTGTTACCTATGCAAAAATTCAAAATGTGTCAGCAACAAACAGAATTTTAGGCAGAGATTCTAGTGGTGCAGGGGTTATTGAAGAAATAACACCAGCTAATCTACGAACAATGATAAATGTAGCTGATGGAGCAACCAATGTTACTAATACAAACCAATTAACTAATGGGGCTGGCTTTATTACTGCAACTCTTACTAATGAACAAGTTCAAGATATTGTTGGCGGTATGGTTACTGGCAACACTGAATCTGGTATTACTGTCACATATCAAGATGGAGATGGTACGTTAGATTTTTCAGTTGCATCACAGACAGATAATAATTTTACAAATGCAGATCACAGTAAATTAGATGGAATTGAAGCTGGGGCCACTGCCGATCAATCAGCAAGCGAGATACTTACATTACTGAAAACGGTTGATGGGGCAGGGTCAGGGCTTGATGCTGACACTTTAGACGGTATTAGTTCTGGCAGTTTTTTAAGATCAGACGCAAATGATAGTACTAGCGGCACTTTAACTTTCAGTGTAGATTCTACAGATATTATTAATTTCACTGCTACTTCTTCAAATAATAATAGAGGTATTGCATTTAATAGTAGAACAGCATTATCGGCTGACCATAATGACGGTTATTTAAGACTTAATAACAACAATGAATTTTCAAACGGTGTTTTCACACCTTTGGTAATGAGGGCTGATGGAGGATTTAATGTAGATGGTAATACTTCTATTGATGGTTCTGGTAATTATGTTCGTGGATTATCTGGTGCTTCAGATTACAGTTCATTATTAAGATCAGATGCAAATGACACAGCAAGCGGTAAAATTACATTTTCTGGTGGCGATAGTGCGGTTGGTATAGCTGCTAATAGTGATATAAGATTAGCAAACGGAAACTGGACAGGAAATAGTACAAAAATTCAACACCACAACCACACTTTATATATTCAAGGTGGTGCAGGTTCTAATAACTCAAAAGTAATTTTATTTAGAGATGCTAATGGTTCAGACAGATGGTATATAGATAACAGCGGTCATTTTTACCCTAATGTTGATGGTACTTATGATATTGGTTCGAGTAGTATAAAAGTAAGAGTTGGATATTTTAATGAGGTAGATAGTGGAGAAGTAAGAGTTAACAATGGAATACTTGAAACAAAAGCTGCAATAGCTACTTCTCATACATTAACTGCTGATTACAACGCATTAGCTGTTAGTCCTACTATTAACAACGGAGTCACAGTAACAGTGCCATCAGGTGCTGTTTGGGCTATAGTTTAATAAAAACTATGAATAGTATCATTGAAAAACAAATTCTTGAGTGGAAAGAAGAACTTGCAAATCAAATAAAAAAAAGAGATCAGGCAAACAAAGTTGCAGATGAAGCAAACAGAGCTATTTTGATGATTGAGGGCGGGATACAGGCGAAGGAAATGTTGTTGAAAAAGATCGAGTCATCAAACCAGCCAATAAATAGAGAGGCATCAAGCCAAGAACCAAGCAAAATGTCATCAAAGTCAAAGGCATAGCTAACTTTTGCAGTATTTCTTTTAACATAAAATGCTAGACCGTGTTATAAAAATTATTTCTATTCTGTCATTTTTGATGTCATTATCAATGGCAGCTTTTGGATATGTAGCAATACGCTATATGCAAAGCCCTGAGTTTGAGAGAACATTGAAAAACAAGATCATGGGAAGTCTTGAGGATAAATTACCAGATGTGATGGGGGAAAAGATTCCAAATTTTACAGGGCCATCTGTACAGCTTCCAGAACCACCAAAGGTGAACAAACTTGGAAATCCCAAGAATTGAGATACCACAGATACAAATAAAAGAAATTTACATTCCCAAAACAAGAACGTGGGAACAATATCCGACAACTTTAGATATTATTGACAAACCTAGAATTGATTATCCTGTTGTAAGTTATCCGACATTCGAGGCTTTACAATATCACCCTGACAAATTTATTCCAACAGATCCAGTAAAACAGCCAGAACAACCACAACCAGATATACCACAGCCACCAGAATATAAGCCTCAAGTAAAAAAAGATAAAGAGTTTTTCATAAAATGTCCGTCTGAGGATAACATTCCAGTAGGAAGCTATCCTAATGACCTCAAGTTACAAGTGGTCATAGGTCATTCTGTAAAAAATGGTAAGTGTTATGAAATCTTCCGAGATTCAACCTTTATTGAGAAATGGATACCTAGCACTCCTGTTCTTGTTAATACTTCAATTATTGCTGTTACTGCGGCTGGTTCACCCATCATAGCCAATTTACTCAAAAACCTCATTAAGACAGCCATTAAGCGTCTGACTAAATCTAAGGATAAATCAAAGGCACAAACATAAGCAAGCAAAATTACAAGCCCCTTATAGGCGATTCTGAGTGGACTAAATTTACTTATTTAGTTCAATTTTGTGTGTATGAGGTATAACTTGGTTCATTTTAGGTTTGCTTACTATATCTGAACAAAGATCAAAATATTCAGATTCTGGAGAATACTCAGCACCACTAACTCTGAGTTCATGGCAGTTTTTTAATCTTGCAAGCTCGTAGTTTAATCTGGCTGTCGATAATTGTTGCCGCATTATTTTTTCCTGAGTAGTTGCACTTTTAAGGCAAGCATTTTGAAAACGCTTATCTAATGGAACAGATATTGTTGCAGCTATACCAAAGTTAAAAGAAGTGGCATCTTTGTTGCCGCTGTAATTTTCTCTAAAGTAGAGAATTTCACCCGCATTTGTGAGGTTGCCATCATCATCTGTTGCTTCGTTATAAACTGGTGTATGGAAGATGTAGTCTTGAGGACGCTTTATTGCAACTGATGTGGTAGCGAATGGGCTGACCGATAGTGTAGCTCCAGAACACTGAATACCACCACCATAAGAATTTTCTGTCATAGGCCCCGTTAATACTTGGGTTGCGAAATTCGATACGCTTGAACTTGTATTCGACTGAGGATTGGCTATTGTGCTTTGAGAGGCATAACTAGGCAAACAAGAAAAAAGGGTTATTAGTTGGAAAATATAATAGTAGTATCTGTGACTATTTCTGACTGAACTGTTCTTGTTATATCGATTATTGATTCGAGAGAAGGGCCTTTGTAAAACTCTGAAAATTGAAAGCTTTGAGAGGTTTGCTGCCATTGAGGTTTT